GGTGGATTACTTTGGCTTTGGCGATTTCAAGCGTAACGCTTATGGTCTACTTCGTTCGCCGGGACCGGAAAGGTGCCCCGGTTCGCCGGACGGCGGGCAGCAAGACCCCCTACCGATAACACTGCCGATTCCGGCTCGGCAGTCTTTGTCTGATGAGTGAAGCGAACATTGATGCGTCGTGGTATCGGCCCGGCGTGTCTATCTCCGAGTTTCATGCGTGCTCAGCGGCTATCCGGGCGCTGATCGGGGGTCGTGGCTGCGGGAAGACGACAGCGATTGCCTTGGAATCCGTAGGGCATGCGTTCCATAACGCCGGTTCCAAGATCTACATTCTTCGCAAGACCCAAAGCTCCAACAGCGACACGACACTGGAGACGTTTGAGAAGCAGGTGTTCCCAAAGCTGGGACCCGCCTACACGGATACCGGGACGAGCCTGTTCAAGAAGACGGACGGCGGGACGCATTTCCGGTTGCCGAGCCGCAAGGCGATTGAAGCCTACAACGAGTGGCTCGTAAACAACCCGGCAGCAACCAAGGCGAACAAGCTTTACTGGCTGGAGACGTATGGGGACCGAATGTGCGGGCACCTGTATTTTGCCGGCGTCCCGGAGGCACGCTATCGGGCGCAGCGTTTTCGTGGATACGAATGCAGTCTTCTGATTTTCGTCGAGGCAGATCAGCTGGATAAGGAGGATCTGGATCTGGGCATGGCGTGTCTCCGATGGAAAGGACTGGACCCGGACAGGTGTGACGACAAGGGGTTCATTAAGGATAGGGGGTGTATCTTGGATACCAACCCGCCAAGCCCCCGACACTGGATCGCACAGCTTGAGACGGACGGAAAGGAGCAGCAGGACGAGGGGATTAAGTTTTGGCACATACCGACGGAAGAGAACCGCCACAACCTTCCTGAGGGATACATCGAATCCCTGCGCCGGCAATACCGGAAGAACCCGGCGATGTTTAAGCGAATGCTCTTGGGTCAGTATGCCGAGGCTTTTGAGGGGTCACCGGTCCTGTGGGCGTTTGACGAGGACTCTGCGTTCGAGGACGTTGGGTTCCCCAAGGGAGCCTACCTTGTCCGGGGATGGGATTTTGGCGCCACCAACGCGGTGGTGTGGTCGGCCTATTGGGCGCATGAGAACGAGGAGTATTGGTGGGATCTTTATGAGTATTTCGCGGTGATGAGCGACGTGGAGACGCAATGTCGCCGGGCGCTTGAGATCACCAATATCGTCTTTCCCTTCTGGAACAAACGGGGGATATGCTCCGGGCTGCTTGACTTCTGCGACCCCGCCGGCTTCCAGAAAAGCGACAAGGGGAGATCCGTCGACACGCTGCACACCAACGGGATCTTCCCCGGTATCAAAAAGATGGGTCTTCAGGATTCGCTGACCATCTACAACCGGCTTTTGGAAAAACGGACATCTAAGGGGGATCTGGTTTACAGGATCGACAAAAAGAACTGCCCGCGGCTCTACACAGCCCAGCTGGGCGGTTATCGCTACCCGGTGGAGGGTGAGCCTGGGTATGGGAAGAACGAGCCCCTGAAGGGGCCTTCAGGAGGCGACTACGACCACGTTGTGGATGCAGCGCGATATGCGAAGATCAACGTGCTCAAGCAGATCACATCCGGGGTAGAGCCAACCAAGCCGCTTGTCGGCCCGATGGCGTATCGGACAGACGTGAACAGAGCACGTCGTTACCATTGACCCGTTTTATTTCACTGTGTAGTTTTGCAAAGGAAAACGTCTATTTATGACAAACATCGAAGCCGAGCCCATGGGACTCGCAGTTGGCCCGAAAGGGGCGGCCAAGTTGACTGCGATATCGTTAACGCCTGACGACGTCGGGAGCTTGTTTGCGGACGGACCACCCGCGGAGGGCGAGACGGTGACGATCACCGCCAAGGTCGGCGCCCCGTCGGAAGGCGGGGGATTGTCGCTGGATATCGAGTCTGCAGACGTGGGCTCACCGGAGGGCATGGAGGAGGAGGAGGGGGAAGTGGAAGAGATGGAGGAAATGGAGGAGCCTGAAGGGATGGAAGGAGTGCTTTCTGACGAGGAAGAAGAGGCTGTTTTGGGCTACAAACGCCCAAAGAAAAACTTTCGGCCCCCGTTTGGCGGTCGTGCATTCGAGGATTAAACCATGAACGGATTGAATTTTTCTGCGATTCCGGACGCCCTGCCCGGGGCACCCATGCTTCAAGGACCTCCCGGATCCATGCCTGCCGGCGTTGCTGAGCAACCCCCGGCCGGGATGATGCCAAATGTGGTGCAGCCGGCGGTTCAGGGCCCACCCCCGGGGCTGGCTGCAGCGATGCCTCCTATCGGCGGGGCCCCGTTGGGCGGGATGCCCGGCCCGGCTGCTCCGCTCGGCCCTGCTGACATGCAGTATCAGGCGGTGACTCAGGAGGACGGCTCGGTGCTGCTCCACCTTATGAAGCCCGACGGGCAGCTCGGACCTGTCGTCAAAATCGTCCCGGCCCCAAAGACCGGGATGTTGCCGGGCGCCCAGCAGCGTCCGATGTAGCCGTTTAACTATTTCCTGATCCTCGCTATGCCCGTCACATTCCTTACCAAGAACCTCGTTCAGGACCCGGTATTCCGTCTGTATAACCCGGACGGCCTGCCCCTCCCGACATACGGCCCGGTCTTTAACGACAAGCTGACCGGCTCCCCGGTCTGGTATGTGGAGGTGGACGCGGCTACGGCAGTCCTGACTGCGACGCCGACGCTGATGACGGATGCCGATCAGGATTCGATCGAGGTGCGCGGCGCCAAGGCGTTTATGCGCTGGACCACCAGTGTGACCTCGCACGGGGACATCACGCACGGGGCAATGTATCAGCGGATCCCCATGGCCGGGTTCCTTGGATTCGGGCAGCCGGTGTCCTACAAGTTTTCCGCGTGGGTTCGCCGGTCCGCTACGGGGAATGTGGGGCTGCGGGCTGTGTTGAATTTCGGGACTGGGGGAAGTCCGTCCCCCACGCGGGTCGTCGCCGTGTCTACTGTCCGGGCAACGGCGGGGCAGTGGGACCGCGTCACATTGGATATCCGTCTTGGGGATTACCTTGCCGAGACCCTCGGGTCTAACATGGACGCGTATCTGCAGGTGGAGGTCTACATGGCGGAGCACTCTGACCGGGTCCCGCGCAGCGTAGCATTCCTCACCGGCGAGACGTTTGATATCACCGGGGCGCAGGTGGAGGCTGGGGATGTGGTGACGGCGTTTGAAGAGGAGGGGCCGTTCTATTCTGCGGACATGTCCGCATCCCGGATGCGGTCCTACGGGGCTCCCGTGGATTCGGTGGACGTGGTTACACTGGGCTATCTTGGGACAGCTATCGGCGGGACAAACTTGGGGGATATCGGAGATGTCGATGTCTCCGGGGTGACCGACGGACAGTCACTGGTCTACAACGCGGGGACTGCGACGTGGGTTCCCGGGTCCGGGTCCGGGTCCGGGGGTGCGGAACGGCTCAATGACCTGCTGGACGTCACCGTTGGCGCTGCTGCCGCAGGCGACCTCCTTGTCTATGACGGCGCGGGCATGTGGAACAACTCGCGTGAGATTGCGCAGTTGAGCATTAACGGCGCCCCGTTGACGTATGCGCTGAATGTGCTGGAGACAACGCTCAAGACTGCCGGAGAATTTGTTAACGAGCGGTCTGCCACACCACCGGAAAATGTGTTTGGTGTTGCCGGCTGCGCCTATTACTCCGGCGCGACCGACGCTACAGCGCACATGCTGGTCGGCGCGTATGGCTGTGGGTTTAACCTAGGCGCTGCAGACGTTGAGAGTATGGCAGGCGTTTTGGGTATCGCCGGGTGCGACACGCCGGCGACGGGCAGGGTCGACAACGCTTACGGTGTTTATGGGGCTGTTCGCGCCGCCAGCGGGCAGATCCTCTACGGCTACGGTATGTATGTTGAGGCGTCCTCTCCTGCGGCGAACATTGTCGAGCGGTGGGGGCTGTATCAGGCGGGGGCGAGTGACTACAATTATTTTGCGGGCCCCACTGGCATCGGCAGTCAAACCCCCACGTCGGACGACCTCAAGCTGCTTGTGACCTACTCGGATTCCGGGGCCCTTGTCGGAAATGTATGGGGAGCGAAGATCGGGCTGACGACGGCCCCCGGTTTTTCTACCAGCGCCATTGCGTATGGGCTGGAGGCATCCAGTGTCCGGGCTTCCGGCAACACTAATTCAGGCGGCTGGCTGGTTGGGGCACACACCCTTGCACAGAACAGCGGGTCTGGCGTGGTGAGTCTTGCGCTGGGCGTGCAGGCTGAGGCGCTGGCAGGTAGCGCGGGAGCGTCTATTGTGGATGCACGCGCAGTCCATGCCCGGGTCGGGGCGTCCAACGCATCTGCGACCGTCGGGAGCGCTTACGGGGTCTTCATCGAAGCCGCCACAACCGGGACGGTTACCAACCTTTACGGCGTCTATCAGACGGGCGTTTCCGTGACCAACGTGTTTGAAGGAGTGCTGCTCTGCGGAAACGGGTCGCCTGCAACTAGCAGTTCGGTATGGGCGTTTGGGAAACACATATTCAACCAGACTTCCGGCTCTCAATACGGGTTTATCAGCTCGACCCGGGCGGAACCGGCAGCCACCTCTACCGCGTCTTACTTTTCCGGCTATTTCACGCTGAATGACAGCGGGGCAACTGCCCCCATGGGCGCAGCGAAAATGATCGCGCTCTACGCAAATCCCGGGCATGTGGTGGCTCACCCGATGGACCGGATGGAGTGCCTCCGTCTGGTGGGGCAAAACTTTAGCGGGTC